CGAATGGGATGTGGACGAGTTTCACTTCAAGCGTTGGGACTGGATCATGAAAGAAATGATCTGGACTTTCGCCGAGCATTCAAAAGATCGCGAGCCGAACTTCTGGATCAAGAAGCCCAAACATAAGTGGGTGGATGTTGAAGGACAAGACTGGAAAGAAATGGTCACGACTGACAAAGGCATATATGACGAAGCCAAAGCCAAAGCATATTGGGAACGCAAAAAGAATGGCTTCCGTTTGTTTGGAAAATATTACGAAAATCTTTGGGACTAATGATAAATTCTATCAATACTGATACCATAAAGGATAAGTTTCGCGAAGCAAAACCATTTCAGCATGTAGTCATTGACGACTTCTTCACTTCTCGCCATGCGCAGAAAATTGCAGAAGAGTTTCCTGATCATGACGATCCTGTTTGGACAGTAGCGTATGACAATCCTGTAGAAAAGAAGAAAGCCTGTTCTCATTGGGACAGGTTTTCTCCAAGCATTTATAATGCAGTTTTTTTTCTTTGCGGTGATTACTTCTCAAACATACTACAAAAGATAACTGGAAACCCTGTTATCATTCCAGATGTTGGTCTGCATGGCGGTGGAATGCACTCGCATAACATTGGCGGAAAACTAAACATTCATAAAGATTACTCTTTTCATCCAAAAGTTCCATACATGAGGAACTACAATCTTATCATTTACATGACTCCAGACTGGAATCCAGCGTGGGGCGGTGGACTTGAACTGTGGTCGCACGACGAAGAAACAAATCAACCTAAAGAATGCGTCACCAAGATTGAAAACAAATTTAATCGTGCAGTTCTCTTCAATACTACACAAAACTCTTGGCATGGATTACCAGAACCACTAACATGCCCAGCGAATGTTTCACGAAGAAGTTTGGCTGTCTATTATCTTAGCAATTTAAAAGTAAATGCTGAGCCAATTAAGCGTGCTTTGTATGCACCATATGGTGATCAGAAGAACGATCCTAGTGTTATTGAATTTTGTAAAAAGAGAAGTAAACTATGAAGATTACAGTAATTACAGCCACAACTGGTGGCGATCGACTCGCTAATTGTATTGAGTCAGTACGCAATCAAACCTACAAAAACTATGAGCACATTGTCGTAGTTGATGGTAAGAATAAATGGCAAGATGCTGATCCAATTTTAAAGGCAGTAGAGTTCCCTAATCCAACTAAAGAACATCTCATAGTTCTTCCATATGCTAGTGGCGCTAATCGATTCAATGGGCATCGTATCTATGGTGCATTTACATTGCTTGCTGATTGTGATTACATCTGCTGGTTAGATGACGACAATGAATTTACACCTAACCATCTAGAAAGCCTTGTCAATGTAATTAAGGAAAAGAATTTAGATTGGGCATATTCCTTGCGACAAATTATCGACAGCCAAGGAAACTTCATTTGTAATGATGACTGCGAAAATCTTGGTAAATGGAAGTCTGTGTTGAATGACAATTTTGTTGATGTTAATTGCTTCATTGTAAAACGCGAAGTTGCTATTCAACTTGCACCAATCTGGTATCGTCAGGCTAGACCTGACAATGGAATCATGGAAGTTGACCGAGCATTGACTGCAATTTTAATGCACGAAAATAATAAATTAAAGTTTGACACAAATGCCGATTATACGGTAAAATATCGAGTAGGAAGCACAGGCATATCTGTTAGAAAAGAATTCTTTATCGATGGTAATAAGAAGATGCTCGAGAAATATAATGGGGAGTTTCCGTGGAAAAAATAAATAGTTATGATGTATTCGATACACTTATTGCTCGTAGGTTTGTTAATAATGATGCGATCCTTTCAGCAATGGAACATCGAATTAATATTTCAAACTTTGCTTTTAATAGAAAACAATCTGATGATGGAACAAAATCTTTATATGAGATATATCGCGATCTAGCAAATAAAGGTATTATCCCCTCTGATAAGATCATGGAATATTATAAACTTGAAGTTTCATTAGAAAAACATCAGATATTTGGTATTAAAGAAAACATCGATAAGGTTCAAGATGGCGATCTTTTGATTTCAGATATGTATTTTTCTGGTGCTGATATTCTTGAACTTGTTAGATTTGCTGGTTGTGATAAGCAAATAACAATTTATCAATCAAATTCTGATAAAAGAACTGGTGTATTGTGGGACAAACTAAAAAATACTAATCTCATTAATACCCATCTTGGTGACAATAATGTTTCAGATGTTGAAAACCCTAAACTAAGAAACATTAAAGCAGAGCATTATCCTAATGCTGTTCAATTTACTGGTGTGGAGAATTATCTTTACTCTAAAGGTATGGCTATGCTCGGTAGTCTTGTTAGAGAGATTAGATTAAAGTACAATCAGCAAAACATAAAACTTTTTGAACTTTCTAACCAATTAAATCTGCCTTGGTTGTTGATTTGTTGTGAGTTGTTATATCGTAAGCATAAAGATAAAAATCTTGTGTTTTTGGGAAGAGACTGCCAACTTCTGTATAAAGTATATAATTCGTTCTACGAAAATGCATATTATGTGCCCTTCTCTAGAAAAATTGCATACACGCAACCAAATGAATCAGTTGGGTATTTGAAAGCGCATCTGCCGCCTGACTATGTTCTTGTTGATATTTCAAGCACTGGTGCAACATGGGAAAAGATATGTTCTATCTACCCATTTGAAGTTGAGATATTGATTTATTCGGATATGTTTAAATACACTAAAGAAAAACCGAATTTACCTAAAACCCTTTCTTACATGTTTAAGAATAGTGAGATGGGGCAAACAAACGAAATGGTAGAAGTATTAAATTGTGGCGATCATGGTGTTATCGAAAGTATTCGAGAACATGGTGGAGTATACACCGCTACATTCGGTGATAATGAGATGAATGCAAAAGATGTTAAGGATATCCATGCACCTATTGAACTTGCAGTTGAAGTCTCTGCGGAATATCGAAATCTTAAGAGGGAATTGTCGGATGTTTCTGACGCAGAATTAAAATTGTTATTTCAGCAGATGATTCTTCACTTGTGTGAAAACTTACCACAATTAAATCTAAATGAATACTATCTTAATCAAGAAAAATATATGAGCGAGGTTAAAAATGCACAGAATCATTAATCCATTTGTCTATGACTATGTCAGAGACAATAAAATGCCTAACCCAACTATCCCAGCATGGTTAGATGAAACATACAGCCAAAATTATGAAGATGTTGTTATTTGCCAGATGATTAATGCATATATCCGTCGCAATAATCTACACAGCGCATCTTTTGCATATCTAGAAATTGGTGGCAACCATCCAGTTTGCACTAGCGCATCTTTCCTACTCCAAAAGGTCTACGGCATGAATGGTATAATTGTAGAGCCTGATCCCAAATTAGCTGCAACTCTACGCCAACACAGACCAAATGATTATATTATTGAGGCTGCAGTAGTAGATTCAGACGAAAAAGAACTTGAATTTTTTGTCAGCAGTCAAAATGAATTGTCGACGTTAAGTCAAAATTTTGTTGAAAAAAATCATCTTAATGTTCAGTCTATTAAAGTCAAAACTATTAGAGTAAATGACTTATTGAAAAATTTTAGTAACGTCGATTCATTAATTATGAGTATTGATGTTGAAGGGCTAGACCTTCGAGTTTTGAAGGACATAGACTTCAATTTGTATCGTCCACACATTATTACAATTGAACCCAGCGAGCACATTGTTCCTGGTACAACGAGTGAGATTATTTCCTTCCTTAAAGAAAAAGAATATAGACTTGTTGCTCAAAATTATGTAAATCTTATTTTTGAAGATTTAAGGAAACCATAATTAGTGAATTTTCGAAGCACACCAGAGTAAATACTATGAAAGCATGTATCGCTTCTTATTTTATGCCAAATATCGACAAAAAAACTGTCGAGTATCAGCGTAAAGTTGTAGAAAAATTTAATCCAAAAAAGATTCAACATATCATGGTTCAGGGGGAATTTCCTCATGGTTTGTTTATGGATTACATATGGACATTAAATGGCGCACCAGTATCAACACTAAAAGGTCAAAACATAAACAAACAATTAGATTGTGATGTTGTGCTATTTTTGGATATTGATTGTGTTCCAGTAAGCGAGAATGCAATAGAAGCATATTTAACTCTTGCTGCTGATGGCGCATTAGTTGGCAATGCTCAACGTTCAGGGCATATTCAAAACGACAATCATTTGTTTGCGGCACCTTCTGCTTTAGCGTTGTCTAAAGAAAACTTTTTAAAAATGGGAAGTCCATCAGCATTAGAAACTTCTCGTGGTGATGTAGCCGAAGAATACACCTATGCTGCTGAGTCATCTGATGTAAAGATTGACTTATATCTCCCAACCAAGTATGATAGAGGTGTATATCGGTATGATTGGGAGCAAGATCGACGTCCATATTGGACTTTGGAAAACGGATTACCAAACTATGGTCTAGGGACAACGTATGGTAATCCAGAAGCAGATCTATTCTGGCATAATTTCCAGATTAGAATTGAAAATCAACAACAAGAGTTCTGGAAAAAGTGTGAGGATCTATTAAATGGCTAATCGTAGTGATTTTTTTAATGCTAAACTTCCGCGTCAATACAAGCGCATTTTAGCAATGGCTGAGACAAATGGTTGGGTTAAGGATGCACATGAACGTGGGCAACTAAAGCGTTCGTTCATTTCTGCTCATAGCAATCATGTTGGCTTTAAACTCAAGCGTCAGTCTATGGATACTGCTGGTGGTGAAGAATAATGCATTCACTCTCAGAACTCCGCGATCTTCTTGTCTCTAAACAGATAGAGATATTAGATTTTAATGGTTGGCAATTAAGAGTTGGTAAAGATACATGGGTTATAATTCACGATACTTTATATTTAAATGGTGAAAAACAAAACCCAAAGCAAAAAGATTTATTTGACAAATACAAAAAGGTGAAACAAAATGACAATATTAGCACTCAAACTCGTAAGTGGCGAGGAATTGGTGGTAGAAATTTGCTCAGAGACTGAGAACATGGTTGAGTTTAAGAACCCTGTTGCTTGCGTTATGCAGCGTTCAGATAAAGGTCCAGTTCTTGGCTTTATGCCATGGATGCAGGCAGGTGATGGTCCATTCGTTGTAAACAAAGATAAAATTGTTACTACATGTGCGGTTGCTGATGAAGTGAAAAACGGTTATAATCAGATCTTCGGTGCAGGAATAGTTGTTCCGCCTAAACAATTGATCGTAGGTTAATCTTGTCTGATTTTTACACCAATGTTTGCGTCTCTGGAAGATACATCCTTTACAGAGGCGTAGAAAACGACAAGCGTGTTCGACGCAAGATCGAATATCGCCCAACGTTTTATCTCTTGAGTCAGGAAGCCAGCGATTATAAAACACTTGCTGGTGAAAATGTCAAGCCCATACAACCTGGCACGATTCCTGAGTGCCGTGAATTCTTACAGAGGTACGAAAGTGTCGACAATTTTCCTGTGTTTGGCAATAATCGCTACGAGTATGCTTTCATTGCTGACGATTATCCTGATGATATTCTTTGGGACGTTAACAAAGTTATTGTTGCTTATATCGACATCGAAGTTGGCTCAGAATCTGGGTTTCCAGAACCAAAAGACGCCAACGAAGCAATCACTGCCATCACTATCAAGATTAAAGGAAATTATTTCGTATTTGGTTGTGGTGATTATAACAAGCATCGTGACGATGTTGGTTACGCTCATTGCCGTGACGAACTAGATTTAATTAAAAGATTCCTAGATCTTTGGACAAGATTTCATCCTGATGTTATCAGCGGTTGGAACATCAAGACATTCGATATTCCCTATCTTGTAAATCGTATTAGTAAACTTCTTGGTGACGAGGAGGCTAAGAAGTTGTCTCCTTGGAATAGGCTGAGCAAACGCGAAGCATTTATCATGAATCGTGAACACACTGTTTATGACATTGATGGTATCGCAACGCTAGACTATCTAGAACTCTATCGCAAGTTTACTTACTCGCAGCAAGAGTCTTATCGTCTTGATAACATTGCTCACGTTGAATTGGGTTTGAAGAAACTCGACTTCAGCGAATACGAAACGCTACATCAACTTTACAAACAAGACTATCAAAAGTTCATTGAGTATAACATCAAGGACGTAGAACTTGTTGAGAAACTCGAAGACAAAATGAAACTCATCGAGTTGGCATTGACTCTTGCGTATGACAACAAGGTCAACTACGAAGATGTGTTTACTCAGGTGCGTATGTGGGACGCCATCGTCTACAATTATCTGCTAAAGAAAAAGATTGTCATTCCGCAGATGAAACGTGGCGATAAGCGAGGCGCATACGAAGGTGCTTATGTTAAAGATCCTATTCTTGGCATGCATCATTGGGTTGCTTCGTTTGACTTGAATAGTCTGTATCCGCACTTGATCATGCAGTATAATATCTCGATGGAGACTCTTGTTGAGCCAGCGAAATATACTGACAACATGAGTCAGTTTATTGGCAATCGCAAGATCGAAGTTGATACGCTGCTAAATCAACGCATTGATACATCACCACTAAAAGACTTTGGTGTCACACTGACTCCGAATGGTCAGATGTTTAGTGTGAAGCAGCAGGGTGTTATGCCTGAGATTATGGATACGATGTACAAAGATCGTACACGCTATAAGAAGTTGGCGCTCGAAGCAAAGAAAAAGATTGAAACTGTTCTTGAAGATAAGAATCAGGTTGAGTATCTCGAGAAACAAGTTGCTCGATACAATAATCTCCAGTTGGCTAAAAAGGTTACACTGAATTCTGCTTACGGTGCGCTGGGTAATCAATACTTCCGCTTCTTCGATATTCGTATCGCCGAAGGTATTACTACAGCAGGTCAGTTATCTATTCGTTGGATTGAGCAAAAGATTAACAAATATATGAATCTTTTGTTGAAGACTGGTAACGAAGATTATGTTATTGCGTCAGATACAGATTCAATCTATCTAAATCTTGGTCCACTGGTTGAGAAACTGTATCCTGACACCAAGGATGCAAAGAAAGTTATTAAGTTTATGGATAAGGTGTGTAACGAGAAGATTCAACCATTTATTGATGAATCCTATCAAGAACTTGCTGACTATGTGAATGCGTATCAACAACGCATGGAGATGAAGCGCGAGTCGCTGGCTAACAAAGCAATTTGGGTCGCAAAAAAGAACTACATCTTAAATGTATATGATAGCGAAGGTGTTGCATACGCAAAACCAAAACTGAAGATGATGGGTATCTCAGCGATTCGATCTTCAACTCCTTCCGCTTGTCGCGTAAAAATTAAAGAAGCAATTGACATCATTATGACAAAGAAGGAAACTGACCTCCACAAGTTCATTGATGATTTTCGCAAAGAGTTTAGAAAATTGCCTGTTGAGGATATTGCGTTTCCTCGCAGCGTGAATGGTCTAAAAGAATATTCAGATGAAAGCAATATCTTCAAAAAAGGCACACCGATTCATGTTAAGGGTGCGCTAGTTTACAATCATTTCTTGCGAGAAATGAAATTGACCAAGCGTTATCAGTTGATTCAGGAAGGCGAGAAGATTAAGTTTGTATATTTGAAGCAGCCAAATATATTTAACAACAACACTCTTGCATTTTTGTCTGGCATCCCAAAGCAACTTGAGGCTGACCAGTATATCGACCATGACTTGCAGTTTGAGAAATCATTTCTTGAACCTCTGGATATTATTCTGTCTACAATCAATTGGAAAACTGAGGCAGTAAATTCGCTGGAAGATTTCTTTGCATAGTTGCTTTTTGTTTTCGTTTACACTATAATATATGAATCTTAACAAAGGATACTACCATGAGCCTACTAGATAAACTCAAGAAAAATTCAACAATTAAAGATACCGCAATTCTTTCTCGTTCAATCTTCTTTGAAGAGAAGGATATGATTCAAACGATGATTCCTGCGGTCAACGTTGCCCTCTCAGGTTCTCTTGACGGTGGCTTCACTCCTGGTCTCACGATG